GACCTATACTTTGACGGCGACGACACAAACGGTCAAGCCGCTTTGGAAGGTGCCATGGACGCAGGTGGTGGATCAACAGGTATCACTTTCAAAGTGTATCCAGCAGGTGTTGGCACAACAGATGGTAAAGCATTTGAAGGCAACGCGATCATGACATCGTTCTCAGTATCAAGTTCAGTGGACGGAGCAGTAGAGGCTTCATTCTCTGCACAAGGCACTGGCGCATTGACAATGGATGATGCTAACACAGTAGACGCATAAGGATAGACCTTATGTTGCGTATTCGTAGAGCAAACAAGGCCAACATTGCCGACTTGACCAAGGCAGTGGAAGCAGTTTTTTCACGGATCGCACAGAACACTCTTACCATTGCAAAACAGAACACTCCGATTAGATCTGGTAGGGCTCGTAAGTCATGGACTGAAAAGCCCACCAAAACTGGTTTCGAAGTGCAAAATTCTGTGCCTTACATAGAGCAACTGGAAAAAGGTCGTTCTAAACAGGCACCGCAAGGTATATTAAAACCTACTACCAGGTTAGTGAGCCGTAAGATCTCACAAACGGGTAGGCTACAATCAGGAAGACTTTCAAGATAATGAAAAAGGAGAAGACTACGATGACTGATACGGACAAAACAAAAGATCAAACAGTAAAACAACGGGCGTTGGCTCATTTCAAGGCCAAACTTGCTGGAAACTTATTCAAATACCATGTAGATGAATGGGACTGTGACATCTATTACAGGGCAACTGCCAACATGGTCACTGAAGCCAAGATAATGAACTTGACACAGACTGGCAAGACAGCGGAAGCACTGGTTGAATCTATAATACTCAAAGCGTTAAATGAAGAAGGCAAGAGAATCTTCACAGATCTGGACAGGATCGAACTGCTGAACCAAGCAGATCCACAGGTTCTGATCAGAGTGGCGGGCATACTAAACAACGCCAGTGCTGATTCCATTGAGGACATAGAAAAAAACTAAACCGGGACGGCGAATTATATAATTTTTTCGCCCTCGCTGAGCACTTACACATTACGGTAAGTCAGGTGATGGAGATGTCCCTAATAGAATTTAAAGGGTGGTTGGCATACCTTAACAAAAAGGCCAAGCAGGAGAAAAGAGATGCCCATAAGAGAGCAGTTAATACTAGAAGGCGTTAATAAGACACAGAATGCCTTTTCGCAAGTTCAAAGAAGCCTGTCAGGCGTTGAACGAAATGTGGGTGGTCTCAACAGAGGTTTCAGCAATCTACAGAGAACCATAATAGGTGTGGCGGCCGCCATCGGTGGTGTGAAATTTGCCGGTGGATTCCTCCAGACTGCCAGAACTATTGAAAATCTAAAATTCCAATTGGCGGCATTGACGGGTAGCACACAAGAGGCCAGCAAGGCCATGGAAATACTATCCGAGTTTGCTGGCACTGTTCCTTTCCAACTGCAAGACATACAGTTGGCGGCTCCCAGCCTATTGGCTGTGGCCAATGGCACAGAAGAACTAAATGAATTACTGGCCATAACAGGTGATATTGCGGCGGCATCTGGACTGGACTTCCAGACTGTGGCACTACAACTACAGAGAACATTCTCAGCAGGTATTGGTGCGGCAGACCTTTTCAGAGACAGAGCAGTTAAAAGTATGCTTGGTTTCCAAGAAGGTGTGCAATATTCAGCACAAGAATCCAGAGACCTGATCATAACAGCATTCAGGGAAGGCACTATCAACATAGTCGGTGAATCCAAGAAGATGGCCACAACATTTGATGGTACGCTGTCAATGATAGGTGACAAGTTCTTTAACTTCCAGAAACAGGTCATGGACTCAGGTCCTTTTGACGCACTCAAGGCCACTGTGCAGACAGTGAATGAGGCATTAGAGGCCAATTTTGGCAAGATGGAACAGGCGGCAGGCAGAGTGGGTGACGCAGTGGTATCAGCCACAGTTAAAACCCTGTTGTTTGCGGCATCAATATTGGATTCAATGAAACCAGTGTTTGATTTCATTGGTAAATCAATAGCCAACCTGGTCAATTTTGTAAGATCATTACCACCACCCATAGACACTCTTGGTGTTATAGGATTCTTAATGTTGGGTGGCAAAGGCAAACTGATCGTGGGTTTCATTGCAGGTGTGTTTGACACAATCAGAGGATTGATTGGTGATGTGATTGGTGGTTTGGGCACTATGTATGGTGCTATAGCCAAAGGTATGAATGCAGTGGGCTTGTTGAGCCAAGAACAAATGGACGCGGCCACAAAAGCAGTAGAAGATATGCACAATGCCAGCGATAGATTAAACACATCATTGGCGGATATACACAAACAAAATGAAATAATTGGTGAATTTGGCAAAACACATTTTGAAGGTTTGGGTGTGAGCATAGATCTTACTAAGATCAAAGCAGATGGCGTCACAGCCGCACTAATAGAACAAATCAAAGCCATAGATGCATTGATCATTAAGAACAGAGAATTAGAAGGTGCCACAGCAGATGATGGTTTCGCCACAACTGCCAAGAAAGACAAAGCACAAGACAAGACCAACCAACAAGAATTGAAAAAACAGGCTGAACAGTTGAGGCGGAAATTTGAACAACTGGAAGAGTCACTACAGAGTGAAGAACAGCGAGAAAGAAATTCATTTGAAAACAGATTGAAGATACTGGATGACTACTATGCTGGCAGACAGCATCTGGACAAGAGATACGCGGAACTGAGACAGAAACTGGAGACACAACACCAGGCCAAAATAAAAGAGATACAAGATCGTAATGCCTCAGAACAGCGAAGGAAAGAATTACAGTCACAGGGTGTACTACAACAAGACATAGAAAGATCAGAACAACTGAGGGAAGCCACAGTGGCACAAAGGAACAAAGCGGTGTTGGACAGCACCGTAGAGATGTTCCAGGCATTAGGACAAGAGAACAAGAAGGCATTTATGGCCTTCAAGGCACTGGCAGTGGCACAGGCCATTATTGACACCATTGCTTCGGCACAGTCGGCATTTAGAGCATTTTCATGGTTTCCACCATTGGCGTTTGCGGCGGCAGGTGCGGCATTGGCGGCGGGTTATGCCAGAGTCAACGCCATCAGATCACAGACATATGGTGGTAGACGAGAAGGTGGTCCGGTAACAGGTGGATCACCATTCCTGGTTGGCGAAGCGGGCCCCGAAGTTTTTCAGCCCTCAACAAATGGCAACATCATACCATTGGACAAGATGAGATCAGGCAAGGATGTGAATGTGAACTTCAACATAACCACATTGGACGCATCAGACTTCCAAGACCTATTGGTCAGGGAGAGAGGCATGATAGTAAATATAATAAACGACGCCGTGCTAGAGCAGGGCAGAGAGGCGATAGTATAACATGGGACAACCTTATCCATTTCCAAGTTTTCCACCAGGTTCATCGGTATTTGATCACTTCAATGACCGTGTGACGGGCGACCTACCTTGGACTGAGATGGACTTCAAATCAGTCAGTGACACACTTTATTCAAGGACCATATCAGGTAGGGTGCAGACCAGAAGTTTCAGTATGCAGTATTTTGAGTGGAAGGCCATATTCACACCAATGACAAATTTAGAAATTAGACCTATTTTTGCTTTGGCACATTCACTGTCGGGTAGGAACCAAGCATTCACTATCTCACTGCCAACTATACCCCATGGGGGAACCATAGTACAAGGCACAGCATCAGGCACAGGAGGATCTAGGACCCTCACACTTGACACTATAACTAACTTTGGTGGCTTTGGTAATTTGAAGGCAGGTGACTTGATCAACTTCAGCAGTGACGCTGACGAACATTATAAAGTTTATATGGTCACAGAAGATACCAGCATAACAGGTGGCACAGGCACAGTGCCTATATTTCCTGGTCTGATCAAGACCATAACAACACCGGCCACATTCTACACAGGAGAGCAGATCAAGTTCCTTGCAAGGATGAAGAACGACATCCAGACCTACAACAGATCAGCGGATGGCTTCTACAGATACGAAATTGAAATGGAAGAGACATTCTAATGACAAAAGTTTTAGATCCGGCGGTAGTAGCAACACTGGAATCAAATCAATTTGAGTGTGCCCATTTGGTAGAGATGTATCTGGACGCTGGCACAGAATATGCCACGGATTCATTCTACGACATAGATTTCAACTCAAACACATATGAGGCCGCAGGTGGCTTGATGGGTTTTGAGGACATAACAGAACAGACAGAAGTCATTGTGGGTTCAGTGAGGATCACACTGAGCCAAGTGGCGCCACTCATAATAAAAAGGGCACTGTCAGAGAGCATCATCAACAAGAGATTGGTGATAAGGAGGGGTTTCTATAACACGGGTTCAAGGACCTTGAGGGCCAATCCACACATAATATTTGATGGCAACATCAATTCATTCAACATCAACGAAGACCCAGAAGGTTCCACTATCACTGTCACAGCGGCATCACACTTTGCCAATTTCAGACAGGTCAACACCAGAATTACCAATCCGGAATCTCAGAAAGAAACTGCACACTACACAACAGGTGCCTTGTTTGATCAAGACAACGGATTCCAACACGCATCAGCTATGATACAGGATCTACAATGGGGTCAGAAATTACCAACGGAATAATCTGGGCCAAGACCTTGGGCAAAGCCACAGTTGAACCCTACTGGGGAGACATATTGAACCTGTATATGAACAGTCCATTGGGACAGCAGGTGGGTGACCAACAGCAGATGGCCGCATACATCAGGATACCAATCAGGCACGAGCAGATCCGGATATATGGCACAGATCAGACCGGTGATCAAGTGTTGGCAGTGGCGGCATGGGCCTGTTTCAACGAGGTAGAAGAGGCCAACTTTGAAAAACAAGGATTCACATCACACTGGAACTGTGGTGATCGCATATACCTAATGGATGTGATCGCAAAGAGGTTAAATATGTTTAAAGTAATGCGTGAATTGAGACAATATGGTTTCCAAAGGTATGGTCAGCGACACTTCAAATTCTATCGCCAAGATTATGCCAAAGGAACATCAAGAAAAGGATGGTGCTAGATGGGTGGTGCGGCAAAGGCAGTCAAAAAGATAGTCAAAGGTGTAGTCAAGTTTGTAGGTAGCCTGTTCTCAGGTGTTTTCGGTTGGCTGTCACCATCAATTCCACAGTATGACAACAGGTCAGACTATGACTCATACGCACAGGGCACTTACATCAACAAGCAATCAAACTCATCACACATACCAGTGGTGTATGGTCGTAAGCGGATAGGTGGCACAAGGGTTTTCGTACACACACAGGGAGACAACAATGAATACCTATATGTTGTGACTGTGTTGGCAGAAGGCGAATGTGAAAAGATCGAAAAAGTCATTGTTGATGACACAGAGATCAAACAGATCACCAACGCAGGCGGACTCACACATGGTTCAGTGTTTGAAGTCACACAAGGCAAGTATGCAGTGGGTGGATCCAGATTGAAAGTGCAGGGGTTCTTTGGCAAGGAAGATCAAGGCAAAGCCAGCCTATTAGATGGAGTCACAGGTTGGTCAGAAAAACACAGATTGAGAGGTATCTGCTACATAGTGGCCAGATATGAATGGCGTAAGGCCTCAAAAAACGAATTAGAAGATCAGATCAACAACAATCCATATAGTGGACTGCCTACAATGCAGGTGGTATTGAAAGGTAAAAAAGTTAGAAAATTAACCACACTGTCAGAAGCGGAAGCAGAAGCATTCTCAGAAACCTATGCTCAAAGTGTCGCACACGCAGACTTTGGTTGGAGTGAAAACCCAGCGGAATGTTTGTTTGATTACTTGCGTAATCCCAGATTTGGTAAAGGCCTAGATGCTGACTCAATCGACACAACAAGATTTAGATTGGCCGCAAATGACTGTGGTCAAGACAAGACATTCACATTGGAGAATGGTAGCAGTAGTGTGAAACCATTCTTGACCACGAACATCACCATAGACACATCTAAAAAGATGTTGGACAACACCAAGGCATTGCTGGAATGTTGTAGAGGTTATCTGCCTTACACCAATGGTAGATACGCACTGAAATTAGAAGCGGCAGTGAGCACATCAGGTTTATTTGAAGTGAATGACATGATGATCATAGGCAAGATCACCCTCAGCAGTAATAACAAGTCAAACACATACAACAGAGCAGAAGTTTCTTTCTCCAATGAGAGAGAAGAGTATGAAACAGATGTTAGAACATATGAGAACACCGCATACCTCACAGAAGATGAAGGTGAAGTGTTAGAGATCAAACACAACTCACCAGGCATAACTGATGAAGAAAGAGCATATGATCAGGCCAGATTGTTGGTGGAAAGATCAAGGAAACAGATGAAACTGCAATTCCAAGGCACGGCAGAACTACAACAATTGGAAGCAGGTGACATATTCAAATTCACGCACCAATATGTTTTGGCACCACAGTCAGCAGATGACTATATGTACAATGAGGGACTGTTCAGGGTGCTACAACTCAAAGTGAACTGGGATCAGACTGTGACAGTGACGGCAGTGGAACACGACAACTCATTATACAATGTGGAAGTGTATCAGATACCAGTGCTACAGAGCAGGAATCCCAAAAGATTCCCACCAGATGATGGTTCAGAGCCACCTGTGGTGAGACCACCTGATGATCCTGCCAAACCGACTCCACCAAAAGAAGACAATCTATTAGAATCACCTAACTTCACATATGAGCTCAGCGTGTTTGACAACCCACAATTGGGTACTGCGGGCAAGGCTCATGTGCGTATGAATTACTCTGGTATGAGCAGTCATGTGGCACGATTTAGAACAGTTTTAAAATTCAATGGCCAGACACAACAGAATGCTATCTTCAACATCTATCACACAGCGGCCAACAACCTATCCATAACAGGTTCTTTGGATCCTGGTGTGTATAAAATCACAGGCATAGGCATAGGATCATCAGGACAAGAAAAAGTTTTCTTTGAAGATCGAACAGTGAACATCAACCCTAGGGGTGGTGGTTCCAGTGTAATAACAGCATCAGCGGCTGTGGAAGGATTTGCATAATGGGTAGTATAATCAAACCTTTACCAACACCAAATGGTATATATCGTAATGGTGAATATTTCAACCCTGGCACAGGCACTTGGGCTGATCTGACCGCAGGTTGGTCAGCATTCACAGACTGGAGCCAAGGACCCACAGATCTAGTATATGCCAAGACATTTGACTTTGGCATAAGCAAACCAGTGATACCCACAGTGGCCATAAACACATTCAGAGGTGCCGCCAGCCTACAGATCAAGTACGGCAGTGGAGTCAATGTTGACAATCAAGTGGTGTTTCCATATGTGACCAGCAACCAAGGCAGTGATCTGTATTTGGACCTAGACTACACAATTTCAGGTTATGTGGCAGACACTTACACAGGTGAAACAGCCAGATACGCGGAAGTGATAGTCACAGTGGCCGCAAGAGATAGTTCAGGAGCCAACATCACAGCAGTTTTGAGCGAAGTGCAGGCAGAATTTGACCAGAGAATGGAACACGAATATTTCTTTGATGTGGATTCCAGCACACTGGCAG